TCTTCATCCCCAAACCGCTTCAATAGTGACTCGTAATATCGAGCGCCGCCCGATAAGTTCTGCTCCGGATCAAGTCTATCTTTTACGCCCATGTCCTTTGCCGCCGCCGTTTTCAACTGCATCAACCCGACCGCTCCGGCTCGGCTTTTCTGTCCCAGCTTGCCGCGTGATTCTTGGTAGATGATAGATTGAACAATCGGATCTTCTTGCGTAAATCGCTCAATACGTTGCTCAACACTAGCGTTTCGTTTCAGCGCCATTGGCTTCATCTGCGCGCGTGGCTCCTCTTTTCTCGGCGTTTCTGTTGGTGTTGGCGTTGGTGTTCCGCCTCGGCTTTCCAACGCCTGCCGCAACATGCGCAACTCTTCCATGATCGGCGCTTGTGCCGCTTTCTGTGCAATTACTTGTTCAGCCATACGCACCTTCCCCGCTTGTTCCTCTTGCGCTTGCGGTATTTCTGTTCCAAACTGCTGTGTTGCTCTTGCGCCGCCTCTTACTAGCGGAGCGGCTTCCAGTAATTGTCCGACTCTGCTTGCGCCAACTCGAAATATCGGATCAGTTAGTATGTCTGCTAATTCGCGCTTTGCTTCCGGCACTCTAGCGGCTGTTAGTATACCGCCTGCAACGGCTGGTAGTATGTTGCCGCTCTGTGTTGCCATCTGAAGCGCTGTACCTGCGCCACCTGTTGTACGCATCGACATAAACGTATCTTCTACAACGTCGCCCCCCAGCTCACTACCTAACCGCTGTGCAAATATATCTTTTACCTCAGCGGCTTTGCCGTACTCGGTGTTCAATGACTTCAACTGTGCAAGCAAATCCCTTGACGTTCTGCCTTCGTCAACCGCTTGACCAACTCGCATCTCAATCTCACGGCGTAAATCCTCGCGTAACGCTTTCTGTACGCTTGGCGTTAATGGTGACGCATCGTAAGTGTAATTCAAACCAACTTTTGCGCGTTGCAAATCAAGCAAATCACCGCCGTTGGTAAACTGATTTATTATCGCGTCACGCTCCTCGAGGGCTATCTTTTGCGCCTTTTCGCGTGCCTTACCGCTTAAACTGCCGATGTATCTGTCCGTTGCTGACTTTTGAAAGTCGGGAAACGCATCAACGACCTTGTTTGCTTCGTCCAACACCGGCTCCAAACTGCTGCCAATCTTGTTCTGATACTGCAACACCGAAACAAGATTCTCAGCCTTATCGTTTGTTCGCTTAATCACATCAGCTTTCTCAAACGCTCGGATCGTTTCGGGTAGCGGTATATCATCAATTGACGTCACAACTTTACCCGTCGCGGCTTGCTTCTTCACCAGCTTCTTAACATCCGCCCCGGTGATGTCGTAGCTTGATAGTAGTAGCCTATCTGCTTCCGTATCTAACGTGCTTAACTTTCTGCCAATTGCACCACCCATGAAACTTAATGCGGAGCCAACACCAGCGCCCAATCCTGCCGCCATTGCCTTCTCTTCCGCTGTACCTTCTGTTCTAATTGCGCTTTCTAACGCCGCTTGTCCTGCTGGGGATGCAAGCAAACGTGATGCAGTAATGCCGCCCGGCACTGCCTCAATTGCTCGTCCTACTGCCGCCGCTGGTCGTGCGATGCGCTCGGCTTGTAGCAACCGCTGAATAGGTTTAGCCATTGACGTGGCTTTTCTTGCGGCTTGCGCGCCCTTGCCAACTGCACCCAACGCCCCCAGCGGATTAAGTAATAACCCAGTCGCAATTTCTGTTCCCAATGCACTTCCCGGATACTCGCTTTCAAATGCCCGCTGTTGCTGTCGTATGTTTGCTAGTTCTTCACCGTATGTTTGCTCGGTAAACGGCGCTCGGGCGGCGGCTTCCAACTGTTGCGATAAACCGAAAGTCGTACCTGCTCCGGCGGAGCGTAAAAACCCAGTTGCAACATCACCACCCGTCAACTCCGGCGCTGACACCGTCGGCATCGCTTCAACCACGGCTGGCGCTGATACCGCTTGGCTTGCTTGTGCTAATAGTGCCGCCAACTGCTCTTCGTTCATCTACCGCACTCCAAAAAACTGTAACAACGCTTGCACTTCCGCTCTATCCTGCGCCGACCAATTCGCCTCGCCTTTTGACATCAACGTTTCTAGGCGGCGCGTTTGTAAATCCATCTGACCTGCTTTTGTCGGATCTTGCCGTGTTTGCTCAACTGCCGACAAAAACACACTCGGTTCTTGTACTGGTTGTTGTTGTTGTGTTGTTTGTTCAACGCCAAACTTCGCCTTCAAATTAGCAATGACATCCTCACCGCTGGTTTCACGCCTTGCTATCTGTCTTACTTGTTCAGCAAAATCAAACCCTTCCGGCGCTTTTGCTCCCGGCACTGTTGTTAAACGATTAACTATTGCATCGTAACTCTCATCGCCTAACCCGCCCTTAAACCGACTGCGCAAATCGGCGACCACATTCTCATCCTTGCGATTAATTGACTTCGCGGCATCTGATACCGATGCGTCAACCTGCTTGTTAAACGTTTCTAATCGGCTGTTGTATGCTCGCTCGACGATGTCCATGATCTGCGCACGGTCTTTCAGGCTTAACTCACCTTTGCCATCAAATACGTTTCTGATCTTGTTTTGTGCAAGGTTAACCGCACCGGATGCCGCTTTAACTGCCGCCTCATCGCCTTCCCTAACCGCTAATCCCGGCTCAATAATCTGCACAGCGCCGACTACAAAATCGCGACTTGTCATTGCTTGCTGATTGAACACCGCCGGAGCCAAACGTTTAATCGTCTCTTCCGATGTTGCTACCGCGTTAAATATCGGCTTGGCTTGGAAGTTCTTCCGCTTAGCGTCGATTGTGTTTTCCGCTTTTGTTCCAAGAAACCCAACCTCCATCGGTTGTGTCGCCTGTGTATCAGCCATACCCAACGCGCTTTCAATAGGTATACCGCGATCTATTGCTATCGCCTCACCCACCCTAAAACGTGCTTCTTGCATCATCTTCTGCTGTGCTAACTGCTGTTCTCTTGCGCGCTGTGCTGACTGCAATTCGAGCATTGCAAGCGGCTTGGCAAGTCGCGGGCTTTCCTGAATCAACTCCTGACGACGCTCTGGCGTTATGTTCTGACTCATTGCTTCAATCAACGCGCGGCTCTGTGCAACGTTACGCTCATCCGTTCTTTTGCGTGCTTGATAGCCCAGCAAACCGGATACTAGCGCTCCGCCCAAAACGGTTGCAAAATTACCGGCGGTGGAGCCGTAAGGATTGACGGCATACGGCAACGCGCTGGCAACGCCCTGTGCCGCGATACCATACGGATCTTCTATCGGTCGATAATCCTGCGCAAACATTGCTGATAATAGGTCGAGTCCGTCTGCCATTACCTCATTAAACCTCCCGATATACCCGTGCCTACTCCCTGTGCTAGTCCCATCGCCAACGCATTGCCCATACTGGGTTGACGCTGTTGTTGGTCGCCTTGTAAAGCGAACGTATCGTACATTAAATCACGCTTTAGGTTTGCCTCAAACTCCATCAACGCAAACGGATCTGCTCCGCCACCCCGAGCGCTTAATTCGCGTTGCAACGCTCTTTGTTTCTGTTGTTGTTGCGCTTCAAACTCGCGTTGTCGCTGTGCTTCAACCTGTCCCAGTTGCCCAGTGTAGTAACCTTGCAACGACTGCAATTGCGCCGTTGGCACTTGATACTGTGTAAGTTCTTGCTGGAATCGCTGTTGTTGTAATCCGCGCCCCATCTGCTCGGCTTGATACATCGCCTGCTGTCTTGCTTGGGATTGATTCTGATATGCTTGCTCCCGCAAACGCTCTGCTTGCTTACCCGTTGGATCAATGCCGCGTTGTGCAATCGCCGCCTCAATCGCTTCGTTTTGCCTTGCAAACTGTGGCTCTATTTGGCTTTCAAACTGCCCCATCACGTTTTGATACGCTTGTTGATAAGTGTCCTCATACTCACCCGGCTGAAACGCGCCCTGGGCTTGCAACTGTTGCAAATACGCTTGGATGTTTTGACCGGCTCCGGTTTGCAGTTGCCCGAGCTGATCCCCTGCTGATAATTCCTGAAACTGGGCTGGGGTTGCTTGACCGAATGGCACAACTGGCTCGGCTGGCATCCCGCCCGCTTTCTGTAATCGCTTTTCTAACTTGGCAATTCGCGGATCGTCCGGGTTAGCACCACGCAGATACTCAAGTCGACGCTGTATCCGCTCGGGGTTTCTTTCCCGCTTTCTGCCGGGGCTTTTCTGCATCGCGCTTTTCTTTGCCATTACACTTGCCCTCCAATGTCAAATCTCATTTCAAATCCAAACACTTCCAAACTCTTGTCTTTATAACTGCCGCTTAATGCAATGCTTGCACAATGCCCCTGTCCTTTAGTCGCAAATCGATCATATATGTAATCGGTACCTGTACTCCACCTACTTCCCCACGGTGTAAAACCAACTTGCCCGCTTACCGTTCCCGATAAACTCCAGGGCGTGTAAAAACCGCCTGTGCTGGTTGTAACCGTTTCATACGGCGATATGCGTTTGAAATCCGTGCTTAATGCAATCGTCATACCGGTACCGCGCACCGTTTTGATCAACGGTCTAATATCCTTAAATGTCTTGTAATTTCCGCGGCTTCCGTAAAACGAAAAGGGCGTTTCGATCTTCCAATTTATGTTCTCGCCGCGGTCGTTATAACCAACGTCTGCTTCGTAAATAACACCGCTATCGCTACCATACCACGGCTTCCCCGCTGCAACGGTAATGCTCAAGCAATCACCGTCGTCGTAGTTTGTAAACTTCGTCCACGCGCCGGTGTCGATTGAATACACCAGCAAATACGTTTTCAAACCGCTGAAAGGTATTTGAATGTACACCCGGCGTCCTTGCGGATGAAACACGCCCTGCCACCGATTGCTAAAGGGTAACGCTGCCGCTGCTTGGCTGATCAACGGATTGATACGCCGTGATACGGTTTCCGATGCCTGCTGCGGATCGCTTTTAAGTAGCGAGCTGACCGGCACAATACCCTGCTCGGTAAGTATCCAAACATCCTGATTAACACGCACAAACGCCTGATACCCAAGCGGCTTTCCAATGTAATATCGCGCCACTGCTTTCCAGTCTGTCGGATCGTTTCCGTCGTATGCCAATAACTCGCCTTCGCTTGATACGACAATAAACAAGTCCTGCGCCGTTGTAGAGGTCGTGTTCGTATAACTTCCGGCAAATACAACAAACCCGCCGCGCTGTATAATGTAGCTTAGATCCTCTTCCGTAAGCGCACTAGAACCAACCGTGTTAGTGCCGCCATACCAAATCGACGCGCTATCTTTCTCGATAAAATACAACCTATTCTTGAAACTGGATACATTGACTAGATCCGCCAATGTCACGCCGGTGAACGTGCTATTAGCAATCGTACCCGCTGCGCCGTCATACACTTGCACGGTGTCGCTGCCGTTACAAATGAACATCTTGTTGTTAAATATCTCGGCGTTGCAATTGCTATCGGTGATAGTTGCGCCGGTATCCGTTACGCCTGTGCCGTCGATTGCATATATTTTTGTGTCAATTGCCGCTATTAGCTTAAACGTGCCATTGGGTAACGGCATCGCTTTTAGCATCCGCACCGGCTCTGCGTTAGTGGTATCCTGAAACTCGACGTATCCCTTCCGCAAACTTGGAGCGTTATTGGACGGCAGTATATTGATAAGATCCAACGCAAAAAACGGCTCGGTGTTATCAATCGGGCTGATAAGATCCAAGCCACCGAACGGCGCTGGCATTGTGACGCCTTGCACCGCCATGCCGTTACCTCATCCGCCGTTGTGCTGGGGTTGGCTGATCAAAGTATCCGCCCGTTTCAATTAACGCTTGTCTCTCGCGGATCATTTGAGGCGAAGCATACCAAGGTAGTGGTCTATACATTCCTTGCGGTGTAAATGTGCCTGTTTTTAATTGCCCCGGCATCGCGTTGACATACTCTGGAGTTGGTGTCCGCGTCGGTTGCCTCATCGCTTGACCTAATCCTTGTGCAATCATTGGTTGATAACCACCAAGTTCCCTACCGACTTCAGCGCCACCTGTCACCGCGTTTTCATAATCCATCGGGTTGCCGCCTGGATTATATGATCCAATGTTTGCAATCTGCTCACCGGTCATAGTAAATCCGGGATCGACGTCCATTGGATAACCTCCGACCGTTTGAGCTCTGTTTCCTTGCATAAACGTTTCAGGTAATGTCCCGGGAAAACCACCTATACCAGCGCCGATGCCTTGACCGAACCCAATCTCGGTTGGTTGTTGCGCTTGTTGTTGCGCTCGATAATCCTGAACGGCTCGCTCTCTTCTAGCGTCGCGACGCTCTAAATACTGCTGCCGTCGCTGTTGCCGTGGTGTCAACTCCTGCTCTGGCATACCGCCTGCGGGTTGACCTGCAACACGCTGGTTCGGCGTAAACTGTCTGCCACGACGCTCAAGGTACTGCTTTCGCCGCTGTTGTCTTGGTGTTAACTCCCTGACCCCGCCGCCTGTCGGTGGTCGTGAAAACATGCCCTCTGCCATCTTATAACTCCGCCTGTTTATTCTGTCGTTTTGTTCTTGCGTAAGCACGATTAAGCGCCGCCCGTGTTGAACCTGCTTTTACTAAATTACCACTTGCATCTCGGTACATACCAGCCGAGAGCCGATTAACCTGCCCAGCCTCCGGTCGTACCTCGCGCACCGGTGCTGGCTCCTCTACCTCTGGCGGTACTAACTGCGTTGCGGCTGTTAGCAATCTGTTGTACTCGGGTTCCTCGATACGTCCCTCCGATAACCCTTGATCTAAATTGCCTTTAATGAGATCGAACGTGATGCCCTGCTGTGCCGCAAAATGCTTCATGTTTTGCATCGCAATGTTCGGATCATCACCGGCATTACTTAACGCGCCACGCACAAACATCCTTCCCAAACTGCGATTGTTATCGCCGAGGAATCCATACGCCGAAACAAGCGCGTCGGAAAGTTGTACCGTTGGCTCGTATGCTGCCGGATTGGCTTCGGCAATCTTCTTCATCGCGCTGGTTTTAAGTATTGAACCATCCTTACCAAAGTCGGTCGTTGTGCCATCCGCAAGCGTGCCCTGCCAATTGTCATCCAGTAATCCACGCTCTTGCAAGGCTCCTCGCACAGCATCGCGGCGCATCTGACCCTTATCTTTGCTTGATCCTGCATACCGGCTAGCCAATATTCCAACCGCCGCACCGATAATAGTACCAACAACGGGAACAACCGAACCCGCCGCCGCTCCCGCCGCCGCTCCTGCCGTCGCTCCTCCAGCCATGCCCGCCAATGTTCCGGCGCCGAGACCTAGCGATAGTCCCGCCATACCCCCAGATATAGCACTGGCTGTGTCACGTTGTTTACCTGCCGCCATCGATCCGGTAATGTCGGCTGTCTGTTTTGCGCCGTACAACCCTGCCGCAATCTGTGCGCCCGGCACTAAATAACCGCCCAACGCTTCTGTTGCCGCTGTTTTAGCCGCCGTACCAACAACTCCGCTCGTTGCTAAAGTTGTTGCTCCACCAATACCTTGCACACCGGCGCCAAGCATATCGCCTGATTTATATGACTTGTAAGCACTGTACAACTGCGCTGCACCGGCTGCGCCCTTTACTAGATCGCCGACGCTTAGCGAGTCAAAGAACCCCGGATCTTGTAATGATTCCGTTGGTACTACCGCCTCGCCAACACTGCCGTCTAAATTACTGCTGACCTGTATCTTTGTGAAACCTTCCGGCACACCTGCACCGCCTATTGGTTGAATTACCTTGTCTCCGGTTTGTATGACGCCCGATGATGCTCCACCACCTAGATCAACCATTGCGCCGGAGCCGTCAACCGTTGTTGTTGGAGGAGGAACCGCCCTGTTTATGCTTAACGATCCACCGCCGAGCGCATCCGCTAATTCCTCACCACCACCGGAACCAAAGGCTTCGGACAACGCATCCATGCCTTCGTTGGCTAAATATAAACCGCCAACTGAACCGGCAACTTGTCCGATCCCAGCCATTTGACGCGATCTTGCATCCTGCCGCGCTCGCGCCTGTTGCGCACCCCTGATACCACCTTCGCCAAACGCTTCGGCTTCGGCTTGCTGTCCGCTATAACCCTGACGGCGCAACTCCATGTACCGCGCTAACATCTCTTGATAACTTGCCATTATAATGGTGTCCCAAATCCTACTCGTCCACTTCTACCGTAAACCTCTAATCGAAGTTCACCGCCTGCGAATAAACTTTTGCCTACTTTCTGCCGTGCATAATCGTCGTTTAGCTTGACGTCAAACCTCGGAACGATGGTTGTCAATCCGTGTATCTCGGCAAATCGTTCAAGCATACCTTGCTCTAACGTTTTGGGATTAAATATCGTTTCGTCTGTGTCTGCTAAAAACTTGGTGTATTTTCCGGCGTAATATGTCCACGTCAACGCGCCATCGCTAACACTGCCGCTGGTGTGTGTTGGAGGCGTTGCTCCACTCGTTCCGCCCGCTGTCGTTGTGTAGTAATTGCCGTTATAAAAACAATAACTGTTGTTACCAAACGCAATGCCGGACTCCCACGTTTTCGGCTTAACGGTACGGTCTGAAACGTATTCAAATATAACTACATCGCCGGAACTTTCCGGGGTTGGGCTTATTAACAGTTGATTGTCGGTAATACCGCGCAGTTGAAACTCATCGTATACGGTTGGATTTAGCCCATAACCCTCGATGTCGGCGTATCGCTGTTCACTCATTGCGCCGAGCAAACGCCACCTGCTCGATTGATTCCAAAACGTGTCGTAATGGTACTGGCTAAAATCGGCTGGTAAAGCGTACTGCGCTTGACTTGCAACAAACGTGATCGACCCGCTTCGGAACATCTTGTTCCATAGGTACTGATTCGCCATCTCCTGATTGATACGGTTGGCAATAGCGAGTAGTTGTTTGCTGGTTGTGTCCGTGTTACCGACAACGGATGAACCGACGGTATAACCGGCTTCATCCGCGACGGCTTGCACGTTTTCGAGTAATGTCGTCAATTAGCCCCTACGCTTTCTGCGCGGCTTGGTCGCCAACGCAATTTCCTCTTCTATCTTATCAACATTGGATGGGGCTTCCTCTACCTCTTTTTCGTATCTCATATCAGTTCCTTCGGTGGCGTTGATTCGTGCAATTAACACCTCCAACTTGTCCTCCAACCGTCGGCTTCTGGCGCGTTCATGCTCAATCGCGGCTTCCAACGCAACGATGCGGTTTGCATCGCTTTCAGCGGCTTCGAGCCACGTTTTAGCCTTCGCGCAAAACTGTGACAACGTACCGATCCGTGCTTTTGCCGCATCCGGCGCTTCCGCCAATTGCTCGATGGTAAAAAAACCATGATAATTAAGTTCTTTTGCCGCACTGGCTGGTATAACCGCCCATTCAACCAACGGCGTTCCGCTGATTCCGGCTTCCGTCCCAGCTTTGAACGCTTCCCATTGCTTCGGGTAGTTGGCTTTGTCTTGGTTTTCTACCCGACGAACGGTCTCGTCCATCCCGGGAAACTTAATGCTAACACTTTCAATCTCATCGTATACCGGTCGCCCCTCCGACGCTGACTTCACCGGGTTAAGATTATACGCAACAAAAAACCGAACGTTTGGCTTTCGTCCGCCTGCGTGATTATTTTGCTGCTCTTCAAATGCGTGATCCCAATTTACCATCGTGCCTCCTGTAATGTGATACTTTTGTATATTGTTCACTATAAACGCACGTCCGACAAGCTCTATATCGGTTCGGGGCGTGGCGGTAGTAAGGCTTGCGCATCTGCCCAAGAAAGAACTTCGACTTCATTGAATCGTGATTGATCTAAATATGAGAACGTACCGCCGAACATACCATCTGGTCCTACTTCGCTAAGCAAGTCGCCATGTAAGATATAACGTCCGTCAGCGGTTGCTACAGGTGTTGCATAATTTACTGGGGGATGCTCTTGCTGTATTTCATCAAGCCGCATCTTTACATCAATAGCGAAAACCAAGCCGTATGTTGTCCCTTCAGCATACGAAAGCGGCAAGTCTGGGATTAAATCTTCTAACGTCATGGCAAGGCCGCTCCTATTTCAGTAACCAACGTCGAAACCCGACTATCGAGATCTGCAAGTGTTATTGCCGCACCGAAAGAATAAAATGTAATACGACAATTTGCTGGAATATAAGCGCCAGTTCCCGGCAAGTTATTTGCAAAAACGAACATATTAGCACTCGGTGCTGGCGTGCTGGTGCCGGTAATAGTGCCCGTGCCGCCCGGATAACGATAGTCAAAATTAGCTGAATTACTTCTGACAATGCCTGAATATCCTGTAACTGTACCTCGGTTGAGCTGTGTTGAGTTGTTGTCTTTTGCTCGTTGAATTAAGAGGCTGTTGTAGCGGTAAACAATTTGCGCGGCGTTGCTTGAACCGGGGAAATCCGTGTAACCGAGGATACCAGCGGTTCCACCGCCAGTGTTGTGTAGTTCAGTCTCGTAAACTGACAAGTGAAAATCGTCTTGACCGTCTGCGGTTGCGAGCAAATTAGTGTCTAAATACTTCGTGCTTGCATCACCTTTTAAGCCGGTAGTCCTGCTGTAGTCGCCCGAAACAAAATTGTTGTTGGTAGGCGTAGGCATTGAAGGAACTAGCGGTGTGAGTGCGCCAGCTATAGTGCGAGCGCCTAGCAATAGACAGCAAGCAGATAAATCAGCGAGTAACCCGTCGTCCTTCAACCCGACAAAGAAATTATTGTACGCTTCTTTTATATCAGTCTCTAACGCTTCACCATCGGCTGACTCAACTGCATCAATATACGCTTGAGCATCGGAATCGTAGCCAGGGCCGCTTATGTTGCCGACCGCCGAACCTACAACTCCTAACCCTTTTACGCCGATGAACATACTAATACATTGCTACAATAAGTGTTGCGGTTGTGCTAGTTGAATAAACTTTGCTTGCAAAAATTGGCAGGAGCGTACCGGCTGGCACTGTAATTTGAACCGGAGATGAATCGCCTTGCGCTAACACGTTGACAACTCCAGCGCCGCCAACAAACAATGCTCTAACCGCACCCAAATCGGTTGCATCGCTTGGAGTGACTGTCGCTAACTTTGACGCTGAAAACATTGCGCCGGGGTTGGTTGGTGTGAAATCGCTTGCCATGTTCGTATCCTTAAAAAAACGGGGGCTGTTACGCCCCCTGTCGTTTAGTTCACCTTGAGGTTGGCTACCGACGCAAGCTCAATAGCATCCGCTCCAGTGGTGCTTTCTACTCCAACAACATAAGCAATCTTAGTCGTCGAAGCATCATCAGCCACTCCAGCCGTTGCGGTCGTTTGCAGGTTGTTTTTAGCAACATAACTTGCTGCTACTTTACCCTTAATTCCTGATCCTGCTCCACCGCCACGAAGTCCGCCGACCCACACCCAAAGGTATTCATCATCAGCCGCAGCCACTTGAGCCACGCCAACAGCAAGGCTGTTTGATCCAGCGTTTGTAGTTGTAAGCATTGCAGCCTGACCATCAGCTTCGATTTTCACGAAACCATACTGATCGATTGCTCCATCTGCCTGTACAAAGACAAACTCTCCAACCTTAGCACTTCCAACATCGCCAACTACTGCCGGCAATCCTTCATCTGCCGTTGTATATGTTTTATCGTAATTTACTCCGAATGATCCTGATCTACTCATATCTCTACCCCCCTATGCGTAAATAACTGCTTGTAGCGGTGGAGCCGAACAACACAAGTTCGCTTCGAGTACGATGATCGAGAACATAGCGTCCTGATCAACCGGTCGTTGCATATCTGGCGTTAGTGGTTTGAAATCTGCATCTCGAACCATATCAAACGTCCAGTAATCTGTGTTGAGGAGTCGGCACGAATTAGACTCAAGCACTGCCGAGCCGTATCCGCCGTCAAACACGAAGTCCACACCGTCATAGTTTAGAAGTCTGAAACCAGCTTCACCCTTCTTCTTCGGCGCTTGTATGCGCTGAATAGCTGTGAGCGAGCTGTGTAGAAACTTCCACGCTGTTCTGTCGCAAACACCAAGATCCGGCATTTCATCGCCACGCGTGATCTGCGAAATAGTGTCTGTGATTGTCTCTTGTACGTTTGACGCTGAAAGAGTCACGTTTACCGCAACGTTTCTAGCAAACGTATTAGCCGAACGGTCGATTCCGCCGTATGTACCCGATGATGGTGAAGTTGATACTGCCTTCTTTAAACCGTCAATCTCGAGTCCACCAGCCCCAGTTCCATCACCGCGGATAGAATTAGCAACTGTGTTACGGAGTCGCTTGGTAGCGGCTTCGATCTTTGCTTCTACCAAATCGAGAAGTTCAGCCTCGCCACGATTAGCACGTCGTTCACGTCCGCTGATCGAAACAGGCTCATACGCTTGTTTTACCGCGAAGATAAACGCTGTGAGATCGTCAACTGCTGTTAAGTTGAACGAAGAATACCCGCTATACCAGTTTCCAACGGCTGTGTCGTTGTACATTACCGGTTTGCGAAACTCATATCCACCGCTCTTGCGCTTGACGTTGCCCTTCTCTTCTAGTGCCCGAAGAACAGGATGGTGTCCAAGAACAAGATCGGCAATTGCATCACTCTGATCAAAGAGCGTAGCAACCAATGCTTCTTGAATGTTTGCCATGATTTACCCCTGTATTAGAGGCGGCTATAAACCATTCAACCGCCTCCGTAAATTTTCTCGTATGTCTTTTACTTTCACGTTCGGGGAAGCACTACCGACACTGCCCGATATGCTCCGGCTTGCGGCTTTCGCCTTTGCCGTTGCTTGTTGTTGTGCTTTTACGTCGCGCGGAGCTAATAGCTTGCGTTCGAGATCCGAAAACACCGGATCGCCCTTGACCACATAGTTGTACGCTGTCTCAAGCACTTCTTGAGATGAACGTCCGCCCTGCTGGGTTAAGGCTTGCACAATCGGCGCCATCCTCTCCTCTAACTGCGACGCCGTTTGGCGGTCGGTAGCCGTAAAAAGAGGCTTGGTACTCATGAATCGTTGTACCTCATTCAACGTGCTGACTGCTACCTCTTTTTGATTCTGTTCATCCATCATCCGTTGGACGCGCTCCTCGGCGATGCGCTCCGCCTCGTCACGGGTAAGATAGTTTGCTTGCTGTTGCTCAACTGGCTGATTATGTTGCTCGGGCAAATCAAGGTCGAGCAAATCGTCAACCGTGATGCCATACGTTTGCAGGTACTCAAGCGCTGTCTCTCGCGGATTGCGCCGCATTGCC